AGATACATTTGGTGCAGAGACTGGGAAGTTTGTTAATGACCACATGGACTTAAACCAAGCAGCAGCAGACCTAGTAGCTGGTGAGAGCCCTGCACGTATGGTTGCTAACCAATTTGGTGATGAAGTTGCAGGTTATATAGGATCTGGCAACCCCTCTATGGAGGCATTAGGTTATGCTGGTATTAAGACCAGTGTGTTGCTTAGTGAGGGTGTAGACCCCTCTACGGCTCTCTACAGAGGTGCTAACGAGTATTATGACAGAGGTGGTCAGTTACCAGACCTAGGCAAGATAGGGGGCATGGCAGGACTTGATATGAACCTCCCAGGGCTTGATGCTAACTACCAAGACTTCTTCTCAGAGATTGGGAAAGGTATTGGTGACTTAGTTCCAGAGTTTGGCTTTGGTGGCTTGAAGGACTTAGGATTTGACTTCGGTAAAGTTGACCTAACAGGCTTCGACCTCAATGAAGACCTACTACCAGAGTTTGGTTTTGAAGGTTTAGGTGAAGTAGGATTTGACTTTGGTGGTCAAGACTTGAGTGGATTCCAGTTCGATGACTTCAATGGTTTAACTTTACCAGAACTTGAAGACATGGGGATTGACCCAGACCGTATTGACCTGTCTAACATGAAGATTGGTCTAGGTGCACTAGCTGGAGAGTTGGCACTAGAGGAGCTTAATAAGGAAGAGTTTCAACCTAACGAGGACTTGATATTTGGTCAAAGCACCACTGACAACCCACTACTCGCTGATAATAGTCCACTGTTGTCTAGGTTAGTATTAGAAAGAACAATATAAAGGAAGAATATGACATACCTAGAAGCGGTCAATGCAGTGTTAAGAAGACTACGACAAGACCCTGTTGCTGACGTACACGAGAGTGAATACAGTCTTATGATTGGGGACTTCATCAATGATGCTAAGAGACTTGTAGAAGACTCTTGGGATTGGACAGGGTTACGCACATCTATCCCCATCACAACAGTGGTAGGGCAGTTTCATTACACTCTAACAGGGTTTGGTGTTCGTAGTAAGATTATTGAAATTAAAGATGAAACTCTTAATAGAGACATCCGCTTAGAGTCACTGGCACGTATTCGTAGTCAGAACTTGTTCTCGGACAATGCACTAGGGACTGTTGGTAGTTACGCTGTAGATGGCCTTGATGTAAATGGTGACTTGCGCATTAGATTGTACCAGACACCCAACTCTGTCAATAGCCTTATCGTGTACGGTGTCAAGCGCACTGACCTCTTAGTGGAAAATACTGAGCAGTTGCTAATCCCCTTCAACCCTGTGGTGCAGTGGGCTTATGCCTATGCCTTACGTGAGCGTGGAGAGACAGGTGGACAATCAGTATCAGAACAAGCAATATTTGCACAAAGTGACTTGGCTACTGCTATCTCATTGGATGCTGCACACCACCCTGAAGAGTTAATTTGGGACTATGTATAAGGAACTGTTATGGCTAATCGTTTAGAAAGTATAACAATCCAAGCTCCAGGCTTCTATGGCCTTAACACAGAAGATTCACCAACAGCACTCTCAGAGCAGTTTGCACTGGATGCTACCAACTGTGTTATTGACCAATTTGGACGTATAGGTGCTAGAAAGGGTTGGCAATATCTTACAACTGTAAACCCACACACTATTAAGCACCTGAGCGAGTATGTCACAAAGGATGGCTTGTCTGAGACCATCAGTGCTTCTAATACAGCTATCCTGAAAGGTGAAGGTACTCTTGTTGATATCACCCCTGCTGGATATGTTATGGGGGATGGTAACTTCCAAGCAGCTACCCTCAACAACCACCACTACTTGTTCCGTAAGGGTTCTAAACCTGTAGTCTATGATGGCCTTACAGCAGTGACTGTTGATACCCATGCTGACTACAATGGTGTTGTCCCTGAAGGTGATGTAGCTATCTCAGCCTTTGGTAGACTTTGGGTGTGTGACACTGTCTTAAACAGTACAGTCATCCACTGGTCAGACCTACTTACAGGTATGCAGTGGGCTACTGGCTCTTCTGGTTCTATTGACATCTCTAAGGTGTGGGCAGATGGTAGTGATACTATTACTGCACTGGTTGCCCATAACGGCTTCTTGATTATATTTGGTACTAGACAGATAATTATATACCAAGGTTGTACTGACCCTGCTACGATGTCCTTGGCAGATACCATTATAGGTATTGGTTGTATTGCAAGAGACACTGTTCAAAGCACTGGTAGTGACTTACTCTTCCTCAGTTCTTCAGGTGTTAGAAGCCTTGCAAGAACAATCCAAGAGAAGTCTATACCACTGACAGATATCAGTATTAATATTCGTTCCACTGTAGAAGCTTTTGTCACACCTAGTACAGGAACTATCAAGTCAGTCTACTCACCTAAAGAGGCATTCTACTTGATACACTTAGAATCCTCTGGTGTGACCTTCTGCTTTGATACAAGAGTCCCATTAGAGAATGGTGCATATAGAGCCACAACGTGGGCTGGTATTGCCCCTACTGCTCTCCTACAGACTCGTGATAATAGACTACTGATGGGTAATACATCAGGTATCACTATCTATGATGGTTATATTGATAATGATGCAGCCTACAGTATGTCCTACTTCACCAACTACTTGGACTTCGGTGCAGGTTCTAACTTGAAGCTATTAAAGAGTTTGAAGATGACAGTTATTGGTGGCTCTAATACAGACATCACATTGAACTGGGGGTATGACTACTCGTATGCCTATAAGAAGAGAAAGTTTACATTAATAACACAAGTGATTGCAGAGTATAACATTGCAGAGTATTCTGCAGGTGAGTTCAATGCAGGGGTATTAGTGAATAGACCAAGTGTAAATGCAAGTGGAGGAGGGGCTGTTATCCAGATAGGTGTAGAAGCCCTGGTTAATGGTGAACCTTTATCAATACAAAGAATTACAGCACAAGCTACAGTAGGGAGAACTATCTAATGGCTAACTATACGAAAACAACTAACTTCTCAGTGAAGGATGCACTTGCATCTGGGAATCCTGCTAAGATTATTAAAGGTTCAGAGATTGGTGCAGAGTTTGATAACATTTCAACTGCAGTCTCCACTAAGGCTAACACAGCTTCCCCTGTCTTCACAGGAACTATTACAGTCCCAACAGTTGTAGTTACAGGAACACTAACAGCAACAATCATTGATGGAGGTACGTTCTAATGGCTTGGCAAGATACACTAGGTGGTTTACTTGGAGGTAGCGCACAAGTAGGCGCTGCAATGATACCATACCAGGCAACTGAAGGGGTCATGAACGACCTCAAAGCTATGGCTAATACGTTTAGTCCTGAAGCTGCTAGACTAGGGCAACAAGCCTCTGGTGCGGCTGCATTTCAACCTTTTACAGTACGTACCTCAACTGGTACATCTGCAATTGACCAAAGTGGTGGAATGAACCAGACACTTGGTTTAGCTCCTCAGAACATTCAAGACCTTATGATGGCACAAGCACAACAGACTGCCGGCATGCAGGTTGACCCTATGCAGTATCAAGGACTTGCCCAACAAGCTCTTGGTCAGGCTACACAACGTCTAGGACAACCACAAGTAACAGCAGACTCTTTGTATGCACAAATGCAAGCTGCTCAAGCACCTGGGATGGAACGTACAAGACTTGACATGGAGAATAGACTGGCTGCACAAGGTAGACTAGGTGTGCAGACTAATGCCTTTGGTGGTACTCCTGAAGCCCTTGCAATGGAGAAAGCTTTCCAGGAACAACAGGCACAGAACTTCTTCTTAGCACAGCAGTATGCACCACAGTTAGACCAACAGAATATTGCCAACAGTACTGGTTTATTTGGTCTAGGTCAACAAGCACAAATGACACCTGCACAGATGCAAGCAGCTAACTTCCAGAACACGCAGTCTGCTCTTACTTCTGCCTTTGCACCTCAGACACAACAGCTTGCCACAATGCAACCGTCTATCCAGGCAGCTAACATTGGACAATCTGCTAGACTTGGTCAATCAGAAGCTCTTTATAAGTCTGGTATGCAAGGTCTACAAGCGCAACAAGGTGTTGCAGGTGGTATTGCACAACTTGAAGCAGAGAGAGGGAATACCCTTGGTAACTCTCTTCAAGGTATGTTTGATATTCAGCAAAGTCAAACAGTATCTCCTGCCCAGCAGGGTATTGATTCATTGATGAAATTGTTAGGAGGGGCTTAATATGGCATCCGCAAGCTTAATAGTAGATTTATTAAAGACTCCAACTCAAGTTAGAGAGGAGCAACTAGCCAAGTTACGTGCACAAGGGCAAGCGTCCTCACAGCGAAGCTTAATGGCTGGTGGGGGTGGTGGTTCTGCCATTGGTGGAGCAATCTCAGCTTTAACCTCACAAGGTCTGTCAATGATGCCCACTGCTATGGAGGGTGTGAAACGTGGTGGTATGCTAGGTCTTGGTCAAATGGCTAAGGCTGTTGGTGCAGACCAGTTAGGTGAGACTTTACAGCAAGGTGCAGTACCTGTGGCAGAACGTGAAGCTGCAGCTCAGCAAGAGATGATGAAAGGTGTGGGACGTACTCCAGAGTCTTTTAGAGCTATGGCAGATAAGCTAGAAGCAGCTGGTAATCCACAAGTAGCAGCAGTCCTTAGAAACAAAGCTGACACCTTAGAAGCCTCAATGGCTGAGCAGGGGGTTGCCCAGCAAAAGGTAGATATTGAAGTAGAGAAGAACCGTATAGCTGCCCTCAAGGCTGGAAGCGAGGTAGCTAAGAACAGCTCTGGGGAGAAGTTAGAGGTAAGCGCGTCTGTTATCAACAACTCTACACCAGAATCTGTAGTAGCCTCCCTCTCTTACCTAGATGCTACAGGCGATGTTGTCAAAGCTAGAACCCTGTTAGAGAGTATCAAGAAAGGTACGTCTGTAACAATTACCAATGAAGAGAAAGGTATTAGTGAGTTTAAGAAGAAACTGGGAGAAGCAGATGCTAAGAATTTTGTAAAAATCAACACTGCAGCACAAGCAGCTGTGACTTCTATGTCTACGATAGAACGTATGCAGGCTTTAGCGAGTGAGGAAATCTTTACAGGGACTTTAGCTAACGTTCAACTGCAGCTGAGTAA